ATCAATCGCTTAACTTTCTTGTAATGGTCTAACTTTGTATCTCTGTGCTTTTTGTTTAACTTTATAAAAATATCAGTTTCATGGCTGTTTGGGTTGTGATACTCTCTGTATGATTTAAGATACAGCTGCACATAAGTGTCTTTATCAAAATAATCTTTAAATGCTTCGATTACGTAAGGCCTTGGCAGTATATTTCTACGCTTGTTATTTGAGATATTTAGTCTTAAGCGTTCTGATGTTTTATCATCTAGATTTAACTCTTTGACACGTCTCAAAATACTGCTATCAAAGATACTATAAAATTTATCCGTTAGTTCGTTCATCTATTTCCTCAATTTTTACTTTTATTCTAGGGTTTGGACTATACTTTTTTGTTGCTCTTAAGTCACATACAATATTATCGTCTGACCAGACAATCCCCGATTTTTGTATTTTGTCATAACCCGCGTCTGAAATACTATCAAAAACAGCTTTAACTAGGTTATCAATATCAGGCTTCTTTACGTGCCATATAAGCTCGTTTATAAATTTTTGATATATTTGTACGGTTTTACTTTTTGAGCGTGCCGTAGGCTCTTTTATTAGCGTTTGTGGCGCTCTCATGTAAAACGTGACATCTACTTTTACACAGTTATCAAAAAATGGCCCATTATAGTTTTTTTCAATCCAACCAGTGACTTGTTTTCTCCACTTTTTCATTTTAGGGTCTTCATACGTTCCCCACTTGCTAAATTTTGGTCTTGTTTGTGGTTTTGGCTCTACTGGTATCTCAAACTCTGTTTTAAAATTCAATTTCTTCAACTCCTACAAAAATAGCGATTCTTTTTGAGCTAGGTCTAGCTTGATAAGATTTAGTCATGTACTGTTCTATGGTTGCTTTTTTGATACCAAGCCGTGCTGATAACTCTTCTTTTGTGCCAACGTCGACAAACTTGTCGTCGTCATATATTGCATATATCCTTTGCTTCCGCGGCTTCGTCATATTTGTAGAGTAGGTCGCTGATTTGAGCCATCTCCTCAGAAACCCCTCGTCAAACCGTGCGTAAGGTTTTCCCTTACACGGCTTTCCCAATATCTTCTTTCTTCGACGTTATAGCCATTCACAAGTTATCTACCATATCTCTGACTATCATCATTGATATTGGTACTCAACTTCCTTAAACAAACCAGTCCAAAGTAGTTATAGTACCATGACGGCGGATGTTCCCTCCATCCCTTTCCAGACTTCTTGTGCTTCTTTCTAAGCATAATTGTTAGATTATATATGACATAGTTATCTATACTCTTGAAGTGTTGCTTAGAGTTCCCAGCTTTGAAATAATTAGCCCATCCTCTCAACATTGGATTCAATCTTTCCATGACATCAGGAAGGTTCAGGTGTTGTCCTGTTTGGATAACATCTTTTACTTTGCCTTTTATTGATTTCATAGATTTTCTTGAAGGATAGTAGTAGGTTTTATACTTACCACTTTTGTGAGATTTTGATTTCCTAAGCGTATAGCCTAGAAAATCAAATCCCTCTGTCGCATGCACAATTCTTGTCTTTTCTTCGTTCAATGTTAATCCTAGCTTATCAATACGCTGTTTCGCATACTGATAATATTTCTTCGGATTATTTGAGCATAGAATAACAAAGTCATCCGCATAACGTATCAAGTGGGCATCATGCCCTCTTCCTTCTAACCGATTGTTCTTCCAATATCTGTCTAAAGCATTTAGGTAGATATTCGCTAACAACGGTGATATGACACCTCCTTGTGGAGTACCTAAAATATTACTTCTCACTTGATTGTCTTCCATGATACCTGCTTCTAGCCATAAACTAAGTAACTTGATAATAGACTTATCAGTTACTCGTTCCTTAACTAAAAGTAGTAACTTATCATGAGGTATCGTGTCAAAGTAACCTTTTAAGTCGGCATCAATAACCCACTCACAACCATAATTGAGATATTTATATATCTCTCTTATAGCTTGGTTAGCACTTCGCTTAGGTCTAAAACCATAAGAAAATTCTTGAAAGTCCGCTTCGAATATCGGTTCTATAACTATTTTCACAGCTGTTTGAACAACTCTATCTCGGACTGTCGGAATTCCCAACGGTCTCTTTTTACCATTCGCTTTTGGAATATAAACTCGCTTTACTGCCTTAGGTTGATATTTCTTGTTTCTCAACTGGTCTTCTATTTCATCAAGAAATTTCTGTACACCGTAGGCTTCAATTTCTTCAATCGTGAAGTCATCAATGCCTGCCGAACCTTTATTCCTTTTTACATAGAACCACGCAACTTTCAGGATATCTTTACGATATACTTTGTCGTATAAAACACCAAACTTTCGCTTATTATCTGCCTTGGTCGATAGATATATCTTCCGTTGAAATACTTGAACCTTTTCAAAGATGTTTATAGCTTTCTGAGCAATCATCTAGTTCCTCTTTCATCGGTAAGACCGATAAAGGCAAGGCTCCTTCTCTACATCGAGTTTTGTTGTCTCGTATGATTATCGGTACTATGAACCTCTCCGACTCCCTATTCCTACGTCAATTAGAACTTCGGTGTTTTCCTTATATCTAACCTTACATACATGGGATATGTATGATAGAAAAGGGTCTCTTTCGTTCCTCGCTCATCTTTACCTACATTCCATCTTCTATATGCCGAGAGCTTTATTGCCAGTATATACCAGTTAGAACTGACAACAATTCCAGTCTTCGCCCCCATTCTAAAGGCTCGACAACTCTATTTCCAACTCTCTCAGTTATACTCATTGGAATGACCTTAACGACACTTAGCGGAAGTTCACTTTCGTTACGGACTGTAGGTTTGCTCGCTCCCACGGACTGAGATAAGACCAATGAATATCAGCCTACTGGGGATAACGTTAGTCGGCATTGCTTCCGCATTTGGATTACTCCGCATACGTATGCCATAGCTACCTAACCGAACTGGTTAATTGTTAGGACAGGACTTTCACCTGTTAGATTGAGAGAAGCTTAGCGAAACACTCAGAATGGTAAGTCATCATCTGAAATATCCATTTTGTTGGCATTGCCAAAATGAGAATTAGAACTATTGCCGCTTTGATTAGTCTGTTGTTGGCTATTGCGACTTTCTAATAATTGGAAATTTTCCGCAACAACTTCTGTTACATAGATACGTTGCCCTTGCTGATTTTCGTAATTGCGTGTCTGAATGTGCCCTGTGATACCGATTAAAGTCCCTTTTTTAGCCCAGTTTGCTAGATTTTCAGCAGATTGTCGCCAGATAACACAATTAATGAAGTCCGTCTCTCGCTCTCCGTTTTGCTCTTTGAATCTGCGGTTAACTGCAAGTGTAAACGTAGCTACAGCTACTTGACTTGGCGTGTGACGAAGTTCGGCATCCTTGGTCATGCGACCTACAAGTACAATATTATTAATCATTTTTTAGTCCTGCTTTCTTTTTGAGTTTATTGATTAATTCGTCTGCCGAAACAATGTGTTCCGTATGCAAATTTTCCAGTGTCCCCACTTTTAAAGTATCGGTTAGCCATTTTGTTAACTCTTCAACGTTTTGGTTTGTGGCTTTCGCAATATCATTTAAATCAGACTTGTAAGTCTCGACTTGGATATTGCTTATTTTAGGAGTTTTAGAGGTTGTCGGTCGGGAGGTTTTTTGTTCTTTGCGTTGCGTATCTTCTGTAACAATCGCATCTACATCTTCCTCACCAATTCCAAACAGCCCTTGCAAGGCATACTTACCTGCGTACGAACTCACTGCACCAGTCCATTGCGGAACTTGCATTTGTTGTATTTGTTTAGGTTCTCCTGTTTTATAGTCTTTAGTATTTAAAACAGGCACACTGTCCAACTCAGCATATCTTGTCGCTTGGTGTTGTTCATCACCAAGTCTAGCTGTTGCTTTGATAAAAATTCTGCCGATCAATTCCACCAATTCGTCAGATACCGTTAACTCCCACCCGCTATTTAGTGTTTTAAAGTGTGTAAAAATATCTTCTGCATTGCGAAATGTATATTTAACGCCTTGTTTTGTTGTTTTTGTTATTTGCATTTTTGTCTGCAATTCTGCAAAAGTCATGCTCATCTACTTCACCTGTAAACTTTCTGTTTCGATTAGTTGAACTCCAGATATATCAATTCCAGATTTTAAAACTTTTGAGATTTCATCTTTTTTTGGTTTGTATTCAACTTTTTCTTGCATGTATTCAAAAGGTATTTTTGTTTCGTCCAAAACCTCAACCTTCTTACTTTTTCGCAAAGATACTTTAAACATTCCAGCATCAACTTTTTTCTTTTGACTTAAGTCCATTGCTAGCCTAATTGTATCTTTGTATTTTTCCGCTTTGGCTTCTGCTTGCTTTTGCTTTTTGTAAAAAGTTTCTTTTTCGTTTTTGTACATTTCAATATCAGCTTGTGTATTTTTTAACATCTTTACAAAATATTCAATATTATTCTCTAAATCTGATTGAAAATCGATGCTATCCAAAGTGTCTTGAAATGTTTCATCATCAAGATCCATAGCTGATAATTGCGCATAAATACCCTGTAACTCGTATAAATAAGCCATTTATTTCCTCTTTCTATGTTTCAATTGCCAATTTTCGGCTTTTAATCTCTTCAACTGTTTCTTTAACTCTATATTTTCTTCAGCTTCTTTAAGATAATCAGACATCAAGTCGCTGTATCTACTTTGCCAATAACGAGTAGACTCGTATAACTCTTCGCTCATATTTAGTCTTCCAAAATGTGAGATTTAAAAGCCCATTTACTATCAAGTCTCCGATTGACAATTAATTCAGGTTTTACATCAAATTCCGTTTCAATGTATTCCATCAAGTCTTCGTCTGTATAGTCTTTAAATTCGTTGTAAGTCTGCCTTAGCGTAGGCTCTTCGCTGTCTCGTAAATAGTCAATTGTAAATATAAAAGCATCCCTAAAATTACCGTCAAACGTTACAAGTTCGCCATTAATCCTAATTTCTACCATGCGAACTACCTACAAATTTCTCTAGTCTATCTTTGAAAAAGTCAAACATTTCTCGCAACTCATTGTTTTCTTTTCTTAGGTCGTTATTATTAACCATAATATCCACTATAGAACTATCTTTTTCGAAGCATTTATATTTTAAATGTTTAACATCTTCAGACAAATCAATGTTTTTAGACTTTAAGATTTCATTTTCAATTTTTAAGTCTTTAATCCTATTTTCTAATTCAGCTACTAATTTTAAATCTGGTCTATTTTCCAAAGTCAATCCTCCCTCTGCGCAGTCTTAACTGCCTATATTCTTCAATTTTTTTATTTCGACTAGTTTCATCTAGAGCCATAATTCTTGCTACATGCTCTTCTGATAAGCCAAAAAATGTTGTTAATGTTAGTTCCATCAGAACCTCTTACTTTCTGCATTATCTGGATATTTAAAAATATTGTTTTTTGCACCTTTGATTATGCGATCGACAAAAGCAGCATCGTAGATTTTCATAAGCTCAGCTCTACTAAAATTTGTATTAATGATAGTATTTGTCCGATTATCCAAAATATTAAATAAAAACGTATATGTCCAACCGCTAGCAGATTTAATGGTGTTACCTGTGGTTGACTCCTTGCCTAAGTCATCAAGTATCAGATAATCACAATTGATGAGAAGCTTTGACATTCTTTCTTGCGAATATTTGCTATTTTTTTTATCGTCATAATCGAATGTATCTTTGACTAGTCCGGACAACAAAGGTACCGAAACAAATATCACACTCTTTGATTGATTGTAAGATTTAAACATCTCGTTAATATTTTTAGCAATACTCATAGACAAGTGGCTCTTGCCAACCCCTGGAGGTCCTTGTAAGAGGGAGTTACCTTCCATTCCTTTAACATAATCTCTGGTGATTCGTTTGGCATAGTTTAGCGCTTTTGTATCTACAGCACTATGTTCCTTGTAGTTTTTCAACGTAGCACTAGCAATTTCCTTTGATAAAACGCTCTCTTTATAAAACACTTTATAACCCTTAGCTAGCAACGACTGGTTGTTGTACGCAATGTCAACCGCATTACTTTTCGTTTGGATATACTCTGTTGTACATTGCCAACAAAATTCTGTTTCTCTATTGCCATGATTTGGCATTTTCCTAGCATAAATTGGCATCTCGTGCTTTTCGCATGTTTTCCCAGTATCTCTAATAATGCCATTCTCGAGCATGCTCTCTCTTGTCATTAACCCAAAAGCCATAGATACCTCCTAAAATCCATATTTCGGATCTGGTTTCTTAAGCTCATCTAACTCAGCTTGCGAAAATCGTTGGCCTTGTTGCTTCTGGTAATAATCACTTTTAGCAACTTCTGGCTGATTGAGATAGCTCTCAAACTTGCTAGCATTAAACAAGGTTGATGGCCTGAGATATTTTTCCATGTCAGAATTTACCCACTCGCTGCATTTTTTATCTATGACAGCTTTGAAATCTTCTAAAGTATAACTATCTTTTAGTCTCGCTTTGACTAAATCTGTGTTTGTTTTTACAAACTTATAGTTAGAGTTCATTTTTTGGTTGAGATAAGCTATTGGGATACGATAATCAAAATTTTTGGGATTACCTTTTTTGACTTGTTCGACATATTTCTCTTCTAACCAGTCTGGAAAGAGATATTCAGTCGGGCTCTGCTCGACAATATATTCTTTCTCTTTATCTAACTCTCTCTCTTTATCTTTCTTTTTCTCTATATCTATCTCTATCTCTGTTGGACATTGGTTGGACATTGGTTGGACATCGGTTGGAATTTGTCCAATTTTTCTAGTTTCTCGTTTATATTTTGCCCAGTTCGTCTCGCTTTCCAGCATAGCTTTAGCTTGGGGCATTTGTGCGTTACCGCTACCGTCTATCTGGATTAGACCGCATTTTGTGAAGTAAGCTAATGTCATATTGATATCGTCTTCAGACACCTCTAACTTGATGGCAAGCTCTTCTACCAAATTATCAAAGTATCCTTCGTAATATAAAATGCAGTCTGTTTCTAAACTTTCTAGCATCAAACGAATATACAAGACTGTCATAGTGTCTCCGCCAGCCATCTTTTTTAAACGTTTGATAAAAATATTTTCAAAAAACTTCTTGTCGAACTTTAGCCAAAAGTAGATTTTAGTTTTTTCTTTACCCAATTTATCCTCCTAACTTGCAGTCCACTAGTGTGATAAAGTAGTTCAACTTCGCTTTATCTCTTGTTTCTAGTTTGCTTTTGTCAATCTGTTTTAGTAAGTAGTTAACGCATATTTTTTTAATCATCTTCTAGTACCAATCCCTCTAATCGCTTATCATAGCTAGACACAAACCACTCTTTTAATTGATTGTAAAGTTCTATTGCTTGGTCGTATTCCTCAGGCAATACTTCCTTATTTTGACTTTTACCAAAGACATTTAAGACAAGCAAACGAATATGGTTGTGCACGTCATGTGTTGTAATTTTGCTATAACTAATCTCGTTGTCCACACCAAAAACTTTTGGTGTCTGATTGAAGACGTGTTTTTCTGGTTTATAAGCACGTTCACGATTTAATTTCTTGAGTACTTTTGGGTATTTATTGTTGATCGGAATTAACTCATCATCAAAGCCGACATCTTTAAATAGCCCCTGTGGTGTGCGTTTTTCTTTCGCTTGTTTCATGCGCTCGGCTACTAATTCATTCAATTCTTCTTCAGTTAATGTGTAAGTTTTCATACAGTCCTCCTGCGAATTTGAGGCACACAAAAAGCGTACCTATAAATTTGAGTTGCACAAATACAGGTACGCTGTTATAATATAAGCGTATCCTGTATTCTTCTTGAATATGGGTGCGTTTGGCACTGCGTAACTAATCGGATTGGCGTTTGAGTAGTTACGTGGTGTTTTTTTGTTTACCCTTTTAGCTCATTATAGACTTTTTCGAGCCCTTCCATGAGGATATCGGTTTTGCTTTTTCCAGTCTTTTCGGTACAAAAATCAAGCATTTCTACCTCATTTTTTGAAGCTCTGACACCGATATACTTATCCCTTGGATTGCTAGTAGGTCGCCCCATTTTTGCCAAATCTGTCACCTATCGAAAACTCAAGGCAAGATTTAACAATTGCAAGACAATTAAAATCCCTAACAAAATTTCAGTTCTTTTTTCGTGCTTCATTTGCTAGCCTGTAGGAGCTATGTTATAATCGAAGTACACGAAACCACCGAGGGCTTTCGCCCTCTGGTTTCGTTGCTTTTAGAGAAGTTCTCGTATGAATCTGATTATTTCTATGATTATGCCGATAATCACAAATTTATCAGTCAGCGAGAGCTTTTCTTTTTGCTTAGTTTTTCGACTTCGCATAGCTCCGTTTCCTTTCCGTTGGATTTAGTTAATTCCTTAACCATGATTTAATTATAACTTATGTTTAAACAAATGTCAATGGTTTTGTTTAAACATTTTTAAATATTTTTCTTTCTCTCAAAACAGCCCTAAAATCACTTCTGAGACAGTCTGTTATCTAGACATACATTTTACCGTTCTTGTCATCAGAAGCTATCAGGATTGAAATCTCGTAGCTTTTAGAAGCTTTAAATGCTATAATACTACTCGGCACTACTACACCGCCTTAGATTGGAGGTGAGAACCATGTGCGAAATATTCTTCACAACAATCATCGCACCATTATTGGTCGGCATCGTCTTGTTGCTAGTCCAAAAGTGGCTAGACAACGATGATTAGTGTCTTCTAGGAAACTAGAAAAATCCCCTAGTATTTGCGGTACTAGGGGATTTCTTTTTGGCACTAAATGTGCTAAATATTCTTCACTTCCCCTAAAGTATACTACGAAAAAAACGAAATATCAAGAAAAAATACACTTTAACCGTATTAAAACGGAAATTTGTAAAATATATTTTACTCCAACGCACCCATATTCAGTTGTCAAAGGACTATGTATTTCCTACCAAACCTGCTTACCAGGCAAACCATCTAGTTCCTAATTAAAATTGGATTCCATTCATCCATGTTTCAAACCTTTCATATAATTATGAAAATCATCATAAGCTTTCGCACCAACTTCCCAGCCGTGTGTTTCAATTGTCCTTTTTGGTTTTGGTTCTTCTTTTTTTGGTTTTGTAAAAATAAAGTTAAATAATTTTTTCATTTTGTAATTTTCTCCATTCTTCAAATTTTTTAACTTTTGTTGAACGACCGCCAACCTTGTCAATGTATTTGCGATAATTTCTGTCTTTGTACATCTTTCTTAGTAATCGCTGCGTTTGGTCAAATGACTTTCCAATAAATTCGGATAAGTCGTTATCATTAAGCCAAAGCTCTTCGTAAGGTACTTCGATACCGCTTTTAAGTTTTGCTAGCATATTGTTTCCTTTCTGTGATATAATTAAGTAAATTAAGTTTGTTTTGAGTCCGATTCCCGTCGGACTTTTTTAGTGGTATAA